AGTATCCCCATCCATACCGTTGATGAGTTTCTGGTGGATGGTGTTCCTATCCTTTCCCCCATGATGGAGGTAGAGATCTTCTCCAAAGGCTATTTCCTTGTGGAAGGGATTCCTCAATACTACCCGATATTTTGGGGTCTCATCACCGAAGTCACAGAAGATTTTTCCGGAGGTTTCTACAAGTACACGGTCGCTTGTAGCGATATCCTTAAATGGTGGGATCTCTGTGTCATGAACATCAACCCGGCGTTTACCAATCCGGTTGGTACTCAGCTTGGACGAAGTATCTTTGGAAATGTGTTTTTCGGGAAAAACCCTTTTGATGTGATCTGGACGCTCGCTCAGCAATCCATGGGGGATGTGATTGTAGGCACAAATTCCCTGGTTTCTCTCTACAAGGATGCAGCGCAGGCTTCCGTTTTTCGATCTTCCCTGGCCGATATGATGCTCTATTGGGAAGATCGATTCACTCGGATGAGATCCGGGCTTCTTCTCTATGGTATCAATGGCGTTTTCGTTCGCGGAGATAGCCTCTGGCAAGCCTACAAGTCCGGAAAAGCTTCCTTCGGTCAACCCTTTGCCAGTACAGCGGTCGCCAAGGCCAACGGCGGGGATGATGAAAAGCAAATGGTCTATGACCCTACTGACCCTTCCGTCACCGCATTTCGCACACAATTCATGCAAGCCGGGGAGATCAACTTCTGGCAATCTGAATTTGAAACCAAACTAAAACTAGCTCAATCCTGCAAAGAAGCTATCGGTTACGAGTTTTACATGGACGTGGACGGGTCCATTGTATTCAAACCCCCGTTTTACAACCTCGATGTGATTCAAAATAAACCGATCTCTTGGATTCAAGAGGCGGATATCATCACCGCAAACTTCACAGAATCCGAGGCTGAAGTCATCACACAGCTTCAGATTCAAGGTTCTATGTACGGGAACGTGGATTATGGCCTCCCGGAAGAGTTGACCCCTCATGTTTCTGTGACAGATTACCACTTGCTAAGAAAATACGGGTGGAGAACCCAGCAAATCACAAGCGAGTTCCTCGGTAGCCCGCATTTGATGTTCTATCACGGGTTGGATATGCTGGACAGAATCAACGCGAAACGTTTTCGTGGCTCGGTCTCTATCCCGCATCGACCGGAATTGAGGCTAGGATTCCCGGTTTATATTCCCCACAAGGAGCAATTCTGGTACGTTTCTGGAATTTCACACTCCGTTGAAATTGGGGGTCGATCCGTTACCAATTTGACGCTTACCGCAAGGCGTCAAAAGTTTTCCGCTCCTCGGGGAGTAGCCACACTCAAGCCTGCAAAGAATGCGTCTGTACCTCCGAACCAATCTCCCAAGCAAGTAGCGAAGAAAGCATGGGAACTCAAGATGGGATCCGCCGCTACATTTCCACCGGATCCTCCTCCCCCTCCGGGAGTTTCTTCCCCTTACGATACGGTCACGCTCAGGCACCCCAAGACAGGAAAGAAACTAGGGTTTCCGGACGTGATCATGGTCCATACGCGCCCCTTCAAACCTACTCCGGAGACACTCGCTCAGGTAAAAGGGGAGAAACCTTCTTCCGGGGCAGCACAGACAGCAAACAAGAAACAAAAAGAGCAGAAGATGAAGGTTGCCAATGAAGAGGCAAAAAAGGTAGGTCAAGGTCTCACGGAAGATGAAGTTTCCGATCTCAAGGCGCGCATCAACCAGAATCGACACAGCTACGGTCTGAATTCCTCCGGTGTTTATGTGTACGCTCACGACAAAGCGGGGGCGATCAATCAATTTGTCTTGATCAATAGCAAGCAAATATCCGTTACCGGGGGAGGACAATCTGCTCCGAAGCTTGATCAGTCTACCATGATTCGTCCGGTCAGTGATAGTCGAGGATTTGAAGTGATCGGACACTTCAGGTACGGGAGAGGTGTCTCGTTGAGGGATGGATCCCTTGTCCTCACAGAGACCGAAGAGAGGGACAAGGCTAAAATATCGGTTCCGGTAGCTTTGTCCGGGGATCTGTTTGCAACCCTTACTGCTCAATCTCAAGGTCTTACAACCGTCATCTCCCCTTATACCAACCCGGCGGAAACCCTGGCTACGCTGACTCCGGAAGAAAATTCTACGGCGGCCACATTTTCTCCAGAAGGTACTGCTCAGTATCAAAATACAGTAGGTAGCGGAGGAACCTATGTGGGTGTCGCTGCACCCAAGGATAGCCCTCAACAAAAGGGGTTGCCTGTCTCCGTTGAGGCTTCTCAGCTTTCCAAGGCTTTGACCCTGGCCGAATTGACCCTTCAACAAGGTTTGGGTGTTGCATCCACTCCCAACGGGTGTTCGTGCCTTCTATCCCGCCCTTCTCTCGCTTTTCTTTCTACAGGGTTCTCGGTTCAACCTCTTCAAAATAGCAACCCCATTCCTCAAGACCCGGATTCCGTTACCTTTGGAGACGGAGGTTTGTTCTTCTCCGAACCTGTAACCGCCGCAGCTCTCACCGTGGATGAAGTAGCCGCCAAAATAGATGGGTACCTCTTCACCTTGTACGAGGCTCTGGATCGCCCTTACCACGAATTTGAAGAGGCAGTCACCGGAAAAATTGTACCTTCAACCATCAACCAGGCAGATAACCCTCTCGATCTCTTCGCTCAACCCCCCAACCCGGATGGCTTCGCTCCCCCATTCTCTTCTTCCAATCGAGCAGGACTCGGGGATCCTGTGGCCATCGGGAAGCAAGGGAACATCGCATTTTCCTCTGCTTCCGCTGCCGCCAAATCTTTCGGTGAGGATCTCAAGAAAGCACAGAAAAAGGCCGGACTTGAAGCGGAAATAGCCAACCTCAAGGCGGCAAAAGCTAGAAACCCCTCCCAAAATTCAGCAGAAATTGACGCTCAGATCGCTTCTCTTACTCTTACGCTGAATACCCTGTTATCCTACGGAGCGTAAACACACACCATGCCACCTATCGTCACACCTGACTACTCAAGAACCTTTGTAGGGAAAGATAACCCTTACTCTTACCTGAAGGTAGGTGTGATCCGAAGAGTGGATCCTCTTCACATGAAATGTGATGTGGCGATTATCACCGGAGGGAACACGGTTCGCCATGAGGTAGATTTGACTTCGGCCATGGCCGGGCCTCGATCCTTTTGGGGTGGAATCCCCGAAGTGGGATCGCTCGTTGTCATCGGTTACCGTAGAAAACACCGAACACTTTTTGAAGCGGTCATCCTTGGGTACCTTCCAACAGGGAACCGCACAGGACTTCGTTTTGATCCCTATGCAGCCTCTTCCCCGAGCGAAATACCTCCCGGAGAAGAAGAACTCTACAAGGACATTTATGGGGACACCGTTAGATACAAGCGTTTGTACCCGCTCAACCCTGGCGATGTCGGGGGAATGAGTGCATCCGGTGCAGAAATTGCTCTGACTCGGGATCTCTCAGGATGCGCTCGATCCGGGGACGGGTTTTCCTTTCGGGATAGTGATCGTACCTTCACAGCGCAATCTTTGCACTGGGAGCATGTTTCTTCTGCCGCTACTGTAATCTCCGGGGCTATCCGCCGAGGATCCTTGTACCTTCCTTCTGGGATGTTTCAGGACAGGAAGCCTGTTTCTGATTACGAGGGTTCGGATATTCTGAGAAACACGGGGCCGGGATCGGATCCTTCAGGCCCTTACAAATTTCTCAATGAGGATGATGAACTCTCTTCTTTTATGAATCAGGGTACACCGACAACCTATGCAGATGGGCGGGCGGTATTTTACGTAGGTCCAAACAACGCTTCCGATCCTCCCGTATCCGACGAAAATGATCCGATCTTCACAGAGCATAGGCTTCAGATCAAGCATCTGACCGATCTCATCCCTCCGGTAACAGAAGGGGTCGACGGGTTCGATATTGACCAGACTCGCCCCTACATTTCAATCACCCACGGTACCGTTGTCGGATCCAACCCACACTCAACCGCAGGAATCCGACAATACGGAAAGATCCTGAAACCATCGCTTTTCAAGGATTTCCGTGGTTTTGCGGGCGGTAATCGGTTTACCTGGCAGGAAATCACACGCACCCCGGACAATGGTGACATTGAAAGCATATCCTCTGCCGGTGCATTCTCTTACGAAATGATCCCTCCGTTTGGAAGTGATACACCTTTTGTTGCCGCAATTTCCAAGCAAGGTAAGCTTTTTTTGCAGGTTCCAG